AATTAGTATTACCCTCCTCAACGGAACCAACGGAACCACTTTTTGTCATTTTTTATAATATTATAAAATATTTTAATTTTTCTAAACCTTTAGGAATAATTTCTCAAAAATGCGTTTATTTCCAAAAATTATTTTCTCATACTATATTATATATTTTATTCTTAGTTGAATGGGATATACTAACGGATTTTCGAGATTTAAGAAAAACTATGGAAAAAAAAAATCAATGGGTTCATACCTTAGATTTTTAAATAAAAAACCTTTTGGCAAATATGCTAAGAAACCTATGGCAAAAACACAAATTGTTAAAATTTGTAAAAATGAAATAGCAAAACAAGTTGAAAATAAAAAAACTCCTGCTGCTCAAGCAGTTGCTCCTGTATGTGCTATTAGCGCAATAGGTGTTCCTACTTGGTATACTTTAGGTAATTGGCATACTACTGTATGGAAGGTGCCTCAAGGTGTTGGACAGGCGCAAAGAATAGCGAATAAAATTAAAATGAAAAAATGGATTATTAAAGGTCAAATTACACCTAATTTTCCAGGAATTGCTTTTACTGAGAGTGCGTTTTTAGCACGCTCTTATCAAGGATATTTAACTTTATTTTTTGGTCGGAGAAATGATACAGGTGCTATAGATGGGTCATTATTTCAATTATTAGATAATGGTGCTAGTTCTTTAGCGCCAGCAGGGTCATCTACTGAGATGATGCTTCCTATTAATAAAGAACTGTATAAAGTTTATTGGAAAAAGACTTTTAAAATGGGTGCTTCTTATGGTCCAAATGCTTCAGCCAATCAATCTCCGAATAATGATTTTAATTTAACAAGAACTTTTGGTTTAGATGCTTGTAAGTATATACTTAAAAATCGTGTTTTAAAATTTAATGATACTGACCAAACTACTTCAGATAGAGATTTACAAAGACTTACTGTATGGGCAATATGGCGTCCAGCGATTGGTAGTTTAGCAAATCCTAATATTGGTGTTACAGCAACAAATTCTTTCTATGAAATAAATCTTACATCTTATGGAGAATATGAAGATGCCTAAAATATTATCTCATTTAGAACTCATAATATACTATAATATATTATGAATTAGCGCAGCGTGAAGCGTTATGAGCTGAACCCTTTTTCTAACGCTTGCTTAACCAAAAAGAACGAAGTTCCCGAAGGGTCGGAGGACGCGGTTCTGCGTACCCGTGCCCTGAAGGGGTCTAATTATTAGTAATTAATTCATCGTCAGAGTCTAGTTCCGATTCTCGTAAGTTAGTGATAACCCACCTGTCCTCAGATAATTTTTCTTGATTTTCTGGGGGAAAGTTCGCAAAACATAAAATATGTGGAGAATTAAATATTTTAACACCAGTTTCGTATTTGGTATTACATACCATTCCATTTTTAATACTTTCTAAAGCAGAATATGATACATAGCCTTCGTTTGCTCTTGGAATATCAAATATCACACAATTAGTCTCATCCATATCTTGATTGAAGACTAAATTTATAATATCACTATGCTTACCACCACTACAGAATAAAACCTTATGCTTTACTATACAATATTTTATAAATTGAGATTTTCCCATATTTCCTTTTTTATCATAGAACCAGTAGATTTTTCTATCATCGGGTTCAGTTAAAATTAAATCTTCTATTTCTTTTTGCCAAGGGTATAAGGTTTGTATTATCTTAATGGGTTTGGGGCGTCCTATTGAAATTACAATATTTTCATCTTTAGAACAATATTTGTCATTTATTGCTCTGCTTTCTCTTGCTTTTTCAAAATGTATTCTATTACATTTTTCAAAGACAGAACAAGGTCTCATTTTAGTTTTAAATTCAAAATAACCTTGAAGATGGGGCGTACCATTTTCCCCTATTTCTTTTTCTATAATGGCATATTTACAATATTTGGAACAAACGGAACCAACATAAATAATTTCATCTTCTGTATAATTATTTAAGACCAATATCCATCTTATAGAAGGGGCAACTCGTTGCTTTGAGGAGGAATTAGTATTACCCTCCTCAACGGAACCAACGGAACCACTTTTTGTCATTTTTTATAATATTATAAAATATTTTAATTTTTCTAAACCTTTAGGAATAATTTCTCAAAAATGCGTTTATTT